CCTCGCTCGCAACAACCTCGGCGTAATCGGGGAAGCTCTCAGCGACCATCTGTTCGTTGGCGATCAGAAGCTCTTTCGATTCGAGCTCTGCCTGGGCCGCTTCTGCTTCGAGCCGCTTGGAGCGGTCTTGGCTAAGGTCTGCGACCAACGTGCGAAGGTTCGTGATCTCGTCGATGATCGGCCCGGTGACATCGGGATATTCCTCCCGCGTCTTGGACAGAGCATCTTCCTGCTCACTCGCCTGCCCTGTGGAGGGCTCCCCTGCTTCGCTCGGCGTTTCCACCTTGCTCCGCTTGAGATCGGCCAACTCTCTTGCTGTCAGCGAGAGACGCCCTGATTGGGTCCGAAGCTCTCTTTGAGTTTCCTCCCTCGCCTTGCGCTCTGCCTCGAAGGCAGCTTTCAAATGTGGCGGGGCATCTGCCCAAAGATCGTCTTGCGTCTCGCTACCGGGTGGCGTTTCCGCGCCCGGCTCAAGGGGTGACGATGCTGTGTCGTCATGCCCTGAATCATCAGGCGCTTCATCGTCATCGCCCTGGTGGTGGCTTGCATCGTCAGTGCCGTCCTCGGACGGTGGTTCTGTCTCTGCTCGCGCCATCTCCGCGAAGTGATCGCTGAAACTGCCTTCGCCGTCGGCTGTGCCTTCGACCTTTTCCGTATCACTCACTTGGATAGCTCCTGTCAACGTGGGGAATTAACTGTTGTAATCGGTGCTGCCGATGCCCGGCCGGGCCGTTGGTTCGGCCTCATCCATGATCTCGCGATAGGCTTGGAGCTTGCCGCGAACGACGTCGGCCTCACGCTCGGTGAGCAGCGTTTCCAGCTGGCTCACATGGTCGGCGATCTTCGCGGCGATCTTCGGCTTCAGCGTGTCCCAATCGCTCGGGAGGGGAACGAGGATCGACATATTAAAACTCCGGTGACGTCTGGATCGCGCCGACGAACGCGATGACGATGAGGATGACGAGTAGGACGAGCGCCACGGCGCCCCAATTTATGTCGCGCATCACAGCCGCCTCCAGTTCGTGCGCCACCACTCGAAGCGGCCCATGCCGCTGCGCGCGATCTGCGCTTCGTCCTTCGCCGCAAGCCGCTGCCACTCATCGCTGAAGATTGGCGTCGGCTTCGCTTGCTGAGCGACCATCATGTCGCCGATGTTCTCGAACGTCGGGTAATGCGTCGCCATGAAGCGGCGTCGCCACTCGAAATAGAGCAACAGCTTGCCCTTCTCCCATGTGACGCTCGCTTCCCGACGCACATGCGTCGGGCTGTCGTCGCGCAGCCGCAGCACGCGAAACAGCGGCTCCTTGGGAAGCGGTAGAAGCTGCCCGCAAGCGTAGCAGCCCTCGCGCGCCCTTGGCGCTTTCTCGTTAAACGTAAGCTCGGCTCTCAGAGTCAGTCGCCCCAACCTGATCCGCATTACCCGATCTCCTTGCCGCTCCCTTCGGTGGCGGGAAGGCCAGCGGCTACCGCCCTATCCTCGCGCTCGGACTCGATGGCTATCTCAGAAGCCTTGATCCGCTCCTGCGAGCCGATCTTCTCTTTCTCGATGCCGAATTTGGATTGCACTTCGGCGATGCTCAGTCTCTCGCGCAACGCGAGTTCGGCCATCACCGTATCGCGGTTGATCTCGGCAACCTGCACGCGCGTCTGCGCTTCAAGCTGCGCCACTTCGAGACGGCTGGTGTCCTGTTGTGGCGCCAGCGCTGCGGCGCGCTCTTCGACGCGGCGATCCGCCTCTTCCTCATCGTAGAGGATGTCGGCCGGGTCGATCATGAGCGTCTGGAGCGCCTTGCTGGCCGCGTCGTGCACCTTCACGCGCGGGCCGAGCTCGGGGTGCGTGCTCCAGTTCTGCGCGACGTTCATCAGGTGCACCGACTGAATCTCGCGAACGAGCAGGACCGACGTGCCGCGCGCGTCCACTTGCATGTCCCCCTTGATCGTGTTGTCGGGGTTGTTCTGCATGTTCCAGTCGTAGGCGCGGCGGATGGTCGGCTTGGTGAGATCGTCATCCCATGCCTTGACCACGCGCCGCTTGAGCACGTTCATCGAATTGAACAGCATTGACATCCCGCCGAGCGTCTGCGCTTGCTGCCCGGCGTCGCCCTGGTCGAGCTTGGGCGATGCGGTCTCTTCGTCGAGGAAGGCGTTCGCGATGTTGATGATCTCGCCGAGCGCGGCCTGATTGCTCTCGATGTGGACGGCTTGGAAGGCCGGATTGGCGGCGTTCGAGAGCACCGTCGTCGAGCGCAGCCACACCTTGAGCGGCTGAAGCGACCAATTCCCGTCCTGCGGAATGATCGCGTTCTTGTCGATGATGATCTGCGGACCAACGCCCAAGCCCGCATTGTCCTGCATCATGCGCCACGCGCCGTTGATGACGTTCTGGCTGTCGCGGGCGATGCGCGGCACGCCGTAGCCGAAGATCGAGGTCTCGCCTTTCTCGAAATTCCACACCGAATAGAGGCTGTCGCCGCTGTCGAGCGGATACTCCGGCGCGATCTTGAGCACTTCGGAGCCGCAGAAGTGGATGATAACCCGGTACTCGTCGAGCGGGTCGATATTCTCTTCGTACTCGCGCGCCGCGCCTTCGTCACCGGCCGCGCGCAGGAGGATGGCGATGTCTTCGCACTCCAGCGGGCCGTGATATTCCCACATCACGTAGCGGCCCTTCAGGCTCGACGTGTTCTCGCCGATCATGTCCTTCAGGTTGGCGAGATAGGTGAGGTCGGTGCCGGGTATCTCGCCCGGCCCCTCTTGGAGCAGGCGGCGCACCGCGCCCTTGTTGAAGCCGAACTTCATCGCGTAGCGACGCAAATCCTTCTTCGTCGGGAGCGAGCGCTCGAAGGTGAACTCGGCTTCCTGAATCGTGCGCGCCGACATATCGGGGAAGAAGTGCCACGGATCGACGCGCATGAAGAGCGGGTGCGGATCGGGTGACTGCACCATCTCGAAGGAGCCGTAGCCGTTCTCGCGCCACTCGCGGCGCACTTGGCTCGACGTCATCGGCCCCTTGAGGATACCCGTTCCCAGGCGGCAGCCGTCTTCGATCACATCGCGGCATTGCGCCGAGTAATTGCTCTCGACCAGCTGATCCCAAATGGCCGCTTCCATGCGCTCACAGCGATCCTTGGCCTCGCTGATCTCCCCTTGGGTGAGACGTACGGCCCTGCCATATTCGTCGGCTTCGGCAGCGGACTGCTCGGCGGCGGCGGCCAGCGCATCGGCTTGCGCCGGGTCTTGCGCGGCGGCGGCCTGCTCGGAAGCATCGTTGGCCTGCTCGATCTTGAGCATCGCCGCCGTCGCGTGCTCTTTGGCGACGCGACCGAGCTTGGGGACAGGCGTCGGCTTGATCCCCCAATTCCGCTCGTCGGTCGGAAACAGGAGATCGGACAGCCGCGCGGCCCATGAGTTCGTCTTATGCCGGGTGACGCCGACGAAGGCTATCGAGCGGTTCTCCGCGACGAGATCAGCCTTCTTGCCGGGCTCATACTCCCCCCAATAATTGCGAAGGTCTTCGAGCCAGCGGTTCTCGACGAGCGACTTGGCGCTCATCTGTTGCTGCACCGTGCGCTCCAGCCCGCCGACGATGGCACTGGCCGCGTCCAGCACGCGGCGCTCGCGCGTCTCGGGGCTCACTTCGTCGATGGCGACGATCTCGATGACTTCGGCCATATCAGCGGGTCGGCGTGGCGGTGGCGAGACGGCGCTCGCGGATGCGTCTTATCCTCATCGCCATCGCTTCGGGCGCCTCCGCTTGGCCGGGCACGAAGCGCTGCATGGCGGGTGCCGGTGGCGCCCCGGTCGCGCGCGCGTCCTGCCGCGCCTGCCGCGCCGCGTGGCGCTGGGCCATGCGCTGCTGCCGCGCGTTCTGCGGATTGCGCTCGCGGCCCCGGTGGCGCGGGTTGTCGTTCTCTCGCAGCCGGTTCCATTCGTCGTGATATTCGCCGACGCCAGCCGGATCGGCAGCCTGGGCAGGAGTCATCGTCGGGGCAGTCGTAACCGGCGCGGCGGGCGCGGCCGGAGCGGCGGGAGCGGGAGCGGTCGCGGTCTGTTGGATCGGCTGTGCGGCGGCCGGAACGCCCGGCACGTTCATGGTCTGCATTTGCCCGGCTACAGCGTCCGGCTTGGTCGGATCGTACATGCCCACCCCCTATCGATATGGATTTATTCGGCGCCCCGTCTTCCCGACTAACATGGGATCGGGCGGTTTAACAATCATGCGGTGCTTGAAGACCGGGCGGCAGATCGCGCGGGCACATTCCATCAACCCGCCGCCCATGATCTTGCCCGCTTCGTCGCGCCGGTAGTTTCGATATTCGGTGAAGAAATTCGGGCAGCTGTCGAACACCTTGAGCCGCCCGGTCGAGAGGCGCTGGAACATATCGGCGATGGCGGCTTCGGTCTGCCGTTCGGAATAGACGACGTTGAGCTCGTGCGCCGCGTAGCTCAAGAGCAACTGCTCGTTCTCGGCGACGTTGGTGGAGACCGGCACGATGACGCCGGGAATCCACGCGCCACGCGCCTTGATCGCCGAGGCGTTGACGGTGATCTCCGCGCTTTCTCGGACGTGCTCCGTCGTGATGTAGAGGACATCCGCGTCGGCATCGAGCGCTGCCCACAGCACGCTCGTCTGCTCGGGATCGACCTTCATGGCCCACCCCTTCGGCCATGATGGCGGGATCGGGAAGAACGGCAACGCGATCTCGGAGCGCGCGGTGGAGAAGACCGGCGCAAGGCCGGGGATCGGGTGATAGGCCATGACGATTGCATCCGCGAGGTTGGGCGAGCGCGTGCCTTCCGGCGTCTTGTTGACGATGAGCCGCATCGACGTGTCGCGCGCAGCCGTGGGCTGGGAGAGTTCCTTTTCGATCTGCCGAAGGTTGGGCAAGTCGCTCGGCAGGCTGATGAGCTCGGCGGGATCGTAGACGATCTGCTCGGTGACGGCGCGATAGGTGCGCTCGAAGCGCTGCCGCAGTTCCCACCATGCTTGTGCTTTGAGGTTCTTGTAGAAATCCTTGTTGAGCGGGCTGTTGAAGTCGTCGCCGAGCACCGGCTTCATGGGATTGAGCACGCTCGCGCCCGCGTTCCACGGAATGAGCCGCAGCCTGGGCGGGAGCAGCCCTTCGGTCTCCAGCCGGTTCGTCTCGGCCTTTACGCCCGCGCCAACGCCGATGCTGTCATATTGGAGATCGATCGCTATCCCCTCGCACGCTGCCACGGCGCGCCGCGCGGTCTCGCCGGTATCGACCGCGCCCCACGATTCGACCGTCTTCAGGATAACGCCCTTGCGCTTGGCGAGCGCGTTCACGTCGCCGCCGCCGTCCGCAACGTCGAGACCGCCGCACCATGCCCCATCATCGGTGAAGGCGAGCTTGATGTGCGCGTCGATGGCCGCCTTGACCCACAGCGCCGGGATGATGATGCCCTCGACGGACGCGGCATAGTCGCGGTCCACTTCCTGCGCGAAGATATGCGGCAGGCCGCGATCCTCGAAGTATTTGCGGCGCTGCTCGTACCAAGCCTCATCCTTGGCCGGGTGGTCGCGCCAGTCCATCACAAAGACGGACGTGGTGCCGGTCTCTGGCACATCGCCCTTGATCCAGTCCTTCCCCGATTCGCGCGAGCGGTGGAAGACGTTGCCCATGCCGTTGACCGATGAAATGTCGATCTGCACGCGGGTATTGTCCGAGAGCGCGGCCTCGACCGCTTCGGGGTGCGCGTAGTGCGCGCTCTCATCCTTGAAATAGACGAGCGTTCGGCCGCCGCGCCCGATGTTGTCGCCCGCCTCGCCGATGATCGCGCTGTTCGTCTCGGGATTGATGCAGCGCATGAAGGTGAGGCAATCGTCGTTGAAGCCCTCGGGCAACAGGCATCGCGGCAGGCGGCGGATGATCGTCCTGATCTTCTCGAAGATGCTGTCGATCACGCCGAGGCGATCAACCAAGTCCTCTTTCCGGCTGCCCCAGCCGACCGCCGAGCCCGGCACGAACAGCCACAGATAGACGGAGACGCCGCAGGCAAGCCACGTCGCGCCCATGTCGCGGCTCTTTTCGGTGAGCCCCGATGTCTCGTTGGCGATGCACAGCATCAGCCAATCGACAAAATCCTCCTGCCGCTCGAAGAGCAGGAACGGCATCCACACCGGGCGCCCGACCGCCGCGTTGCGCGGGTCATACGTCCAGCACCAATGATTGATGAACTCCTTGGGCTTGCCGCGATAGTAGAGCTTGGCGGCGGCGGCGAGCGCGTCGTCGGTCTCAAGCTCGGCCGCGACGCGGGTTTTCCACGCAATCGACGGGCCATAGTCAAACGGCCATGTCTCCGGCGTCGGCGGAAACTGGCGCGCGAGCACCGTGTAGCGCTGAAGGTTGGCCTCCGCTTCGAGCGCCTGGGCAATGACAATCGCTTCGGCGTCCGTCAGGCTTTCAGTGTCGAGAGTGGGGAGCTCGGCGAAGAGGGTCATTTAGATCACGTTAGTTTCTCGGGAACAGCTTAGCGATGTAGCTTTTCAGCGTGATCGTATCGGCGACATTGCCGAGAGTGGCGGTCAGTGTCAGCGCAGCATCGGCTGTCGTGTCGATGGCGCCAGTCGTGTTCGCTATGGCCGTCGCGCCAACCGCGCCTTCGCTCGCGTTTGTCAGACCCTCCTGCGTCGAAGCTGTGAGGTTCATGATGCGCGTGTAGGTCTGGTCGTTGGCAGTCGTCGTCTTAGACACGCTCAGGAACGCCGTCGCGCCGAGCTTGACCTTGAGGCTCTTGCTGTTCGCGTTGTTGGTGTAGCTCCACAGCGCGGAGACCTCTATCTGACCCTTGGTGCCAAGCAAGCCGCCTGGGATGGTGATCGTGGCGAGCGCCGTCTCCGTAAGCGAGCCCGTAATGGCCGCTTGCGGGCTGTCGAGATAGGTGATCGGCGCCATCGGCACCCAATTCGTGCCATCGCTGCGGAACAAAGCACCGCTTGTGCCCGCATCGCTGATGAAGATGACATGCCCGGAATAGTTCGCCGCAGTGGGGCGCGTGGCCCATGTGCGGACGATTGGCTGAATAATGCCCGGTGCGATCAGCGCCATGAATCAAGCCTCCCTGATCTTAATGATGACGGGCTTGGTGATCTCCAGCGCGTAATTCGGGCTGTAGCCCTCCTTGATGACGTTGAGGTAAGCCAGAGCGGTGAAGTCGGTGCTGTAGACGCAGGACCGCAGCCGATCATGGACGGCAAACCACTCGCCGTTCTGGAGGCTGGCGATCTTCGCCGTCGCGTTGGTCAAAATGGCGGAAAGATCGACGACCAGCAAATAGTCGGCCGCCGTCGCGCCGCTCGACAGGCCGACGCGGAGGTTGCCGTTCATGTTCGCCGATTTCTTGACGTAGAACAGCAGATGATAATCGGCGGCATCAGCCGAAGCCGAGGCATAGGGTCCGACATAAGCCTCGATGTTCGTCACCGCGAGCGCTGTGCCGAGCAATGAGACGGTCGAACTGTCGATCATCAGCGAGCCGGTATTGCTGCGGCTCCCGGTGTCGGCGGCCAGGATGGGAAGCACAGGCGGCGTGACGAATGGGTTGCGGATCAGGGTCTTGCGGAACTCGTCGGCGAGATTGATCGGCGGGACATAGGGACACTCGTAGCGGTCCCCATCGATGTGCATCTTGATCGTGCGAACCGTCGTCGGGCGGTAGATTTCGACGAACTGCCCTGAGAAGGTGTTGCCAATCGAGCGGATGTCATCGGCGCCCGCCCTCACGCGGCAGGCGTCAACCAGCTCACCGGGGCCGGTGATCGACCCGGCGTAGGAAGTGGCTGTCCCGCCACCATGAATCCGGTTGTGGGAGAGATAGAAGCCGGTGCCGGTGTCGCACAGGAAAGCGCCATTGTTGCAGTTTACGATGTCGTTTTCGGTGACGTGCGTGCGGTTCGCGGTCGCCCCATCCTCGCCCATCGAGACGCCGACCGTTCCGTCCTTAATGTGGTTGCGAACGACATGGACGTCATCGCTGGATGAGACGACGACAACAGGGTCTCCTGAGAGACCGATAAGGACATTCCCCTGCACGACCGTTCGATGCGAGCCCGACGCAACCGCCACATTGTATCCAGCGGGATACGATACCTTGTTGTCAGTGATCTTCGCATCGGGGCAGTTGATGATTTCGATGCCCGTCCCCGAAGACGCTCCGGCCGTTTCCACGCCGCTCGCGTCGAGATAGTACCCAATACGCCGGATGCGGTTATCGTCGATAGTCAGTGCCGCGACGGTGAAGGCACCGTTCTGGACCCATATCCCCTGCTTCGTGCTGTGCTCGATCAGGTTGCGGGCGATGAGATAGGGCTGGGTCAGGTTGACAGCCGGTGAGACGCGAATGGCGAAGACGTTGGTGGTGTTGACGCTGTTCCAGACCTTGGCGACATAGCGAACGCCGGTCTGGAAAATCCTGTTCTCCACAAGCTGATATTCGGCATCAACGCTTATGCCGTGAATGATGCCGTATTGCTTGCCGCCATAGACGGTGCAGCGGCGCGGGCCCTTGCCCTTGTCCCAAGTGATGCCACCGAGAAGCTGGCTGTAGACTGTGCAGCCTACAGCCTCGCCGTCGTCGATGCCAATGACGTAGCCAGTCGCGCCCGGCGCCGCGCCGCTGGTGTAGAAGGTGCCGCCGACCAGTTCGGCCCCGCCTGTCAGCACAATAGCGCCGTTCTTTCGCGGGCCGGAGACGGTCCAAGGCGTGTCGGTATCGGAGACGAAGTTGAACTCCGCACCCGGCTCGCAAACGATTCGTATGCCGTTTGCGACAAGCTGCGACGTGATCTTGCGTACGCCAGCCTTGATGACCACCTGTTTCGCGCCGGACGCGAAGAGCGCCGCCAGAGCGGCGGTGTCATCGGCCGAGTTGTCGATCCGCGCGCCGTAAACGACATCGTTGGCGAAGCTACCAGCCAGTGCCCTAACGGCCAGCCCACGAGCGAGGTTATCGACGCCCATCTATTTGCCCACCCAGCCTGTGTTGTTGGAGCCGCTTTCCTTCACATAGAAGGTCGTGCCTGCGCCCCCATCGGTGCGGCTGTAATACGAGCCGACTGGTGCGGCTCGCGCCCCTTCGGGCGAACCAGTACCAGCCAGCCAAACGGGGCCTGAGGCTTCACCGAGGCGCACCTCGTCCAAGAAAATCGCTTTGTTGTAGACGTAGGTCGTGCCGTCGGTGTCGAACTGAAAAAGATTGACGCCCCCGCTTGCGTAGCGCCAGCGAAGCGAATTTCCGGCAT